CTTTAGATAAAGAAGCTGCTATTGCTGTATCATTTTGACCTCCAATAGTCGTATTATCAAAGTTGCTTGTTACTGAATTCCAACCTCTTGAAATAACACGTCCCTTAGATGTGTCATAACCACCATTGTCATAATGTCTATCAAAACCTGATTGGTCCTCAAAAGAATTACCTGCAAAATCATCTGCTTGTCCACCACTTAAATCATTTGCATGATGAGGTTTTCCAAAAGACTTATGAGTTGTTGATACAGTATAATCTTTATAAAAAACTAAACCTGATGAATAATTCAAAGGGTGCATTGCTACCAACTTTGGAGTAATCATATCTCTATATTGACGTCTAATCAAAGGAATAGCGATTGTGTCAAACACATTAATATCGGCAGTTGTATTATTCTCATTTAAATACCTCTTTTGGTTTTCAAATAATATCGCCATGTTTCCTAGGTCCCTACCTTTTAACCCTGCAAGTTTACCTGTTTTTGCCCATTCAGTGATAAGCATTTTTCTCTTATCTGCTTCTTGTCTAATATTTATTTTTCCTAATTCCATTATTTTAAATTTGTTTTTTTTATTAAATAGTTATTTTTCTTTCATATAATTTTCTGATTCTAAATATTCATCACTTATTCCTAATAAATATTCATCTCTCTTAGATAATCCTGCATTTTCTATTTTTTTACCAGCTACACTTCTCACACCTTCTGTAATTTTATTAAGTGTTTTTGTTTTTGTAGAAGCTGATACCATTTTAGAAATACTGTTAAATTTCACTTGAACTTCTCTTGGCGTCCTTGCGCTATCAACAGATTCTATAATTTTGTATTTTACCTTTTTAGGCAACTCAGATTTTGCTAAAATTGTGATAACTGCCTCTGCCTTTTTTTCATCTAATTTAAATGATGAGTTTTCTTTTACCAATTTATTTAATTTTGCTCTTAAACCTTCATTTACTTTTTTTAGTTGAACAAAATCAATTGCCATTTTCTTCATAGCTTTTTTTGTCTCTGCTAAAACTTTTGAAGGAACCATTTCTGCACCTTCTTTTTTCATAGACTCTTTTTTCATTTCCAAATCTGCAATTTGAGAATCAATTTCTTCTTCTGTTAAAACATCCTCGGTATCATCTTCTAAATCGAAGTCTTCGTCATCCTCTAAATCGAAGTCATTAAAATCATCTTCTGTTAATTCAATATCCGAATCAGTATCATCAATTAAATCGTCTTCTGTTAATTCAATATCATCTTCATATTCTGTTGAATCCATATCTGAATCAACATCATCAATTAAATCATCTTCTGTTAATTCAATATCATCTTCATATTCTGTTGAGTTATCATCCAAATCGTCTTCTGTTAATTTAATATCTAAATCAGTATCATCAACCAAATCATCTTCTGTTAAATCTGAATCTGTATCATCTTCGAAATCAAAACCTTCGTCTTCTGTCAAATCATCTTCAATAACATCAACATCATCCAATTCCAATTCCTCTAATTGAATATCATCTTCGCCTATATTATCTTCAATTCCTAATTCTTCCATAATTTCTTTTTCTATAGAGTTATCTAGAATCTCTTCTGATTCTTTAAGTTTTATTTTTGTTGCAACTTTTGATTTATTAAATTTTATCATTGTCTAATCTAATTTTAATTTTTAAATAGTATTCTTTTATTTATTATTTATTATTTGTAAATATTTTTCTATACCTAATATATTCATATACATTTTTTCATCCTCATTTAATGATTTCAATGTCTGTTTTTTTATGTGGCCATTACAACCGCAAATTCCATCAAAACATTGTGATTCATATAAGACTTTATTTTTCTTTCTCTTTAATGATTCTGTTATACGCATATCTGCGCCTACTGTAGATGGTCTAGAAACTAAATCCCAACATATAATAGATAAATCATCTTGTACCTCATCATACTCACCTACATTATGGTCATATTTTTCTTCTATAGAGCCTAAACTTCTTGATGATATGCCTAACTGAACATTATTTAATAATAAACCTCTTGTTTTCATTCCTTCTGAGTTTTCAGGCATATAAGCATTTAATACTTTTATCTTAGCCCAAACCTCTTTTCCTCTAAAACTCATATCTTCTATTATATGGGAAGCAAATTGTAATCTTGGAGTAACAGCTTCTTCTGGATGGTCTAATTCTCCAACGGCTTGTCTATCTTTAACTTCCTCTTCCATATAACGAATACAATCTCTCTTTAGATATTCCCAAGGATAAATTCTACCATTGCGATTTTTTAAATCGCCCTCTTGAATTTTACCTGATAAATATAATGGAATGTTTGCATCGCCTTTTGATTTCTCAAACAAAAGTCTATCATCTATTTCCAATAGAAATTTTTTAGCCGAAGCAACTTCTTGTAAAAATATTCTTTCTTTTCCCATTATTAATTATAATAAATTTTAAATAGTATAAAAAGTAAAGAAATTATAAAATTTTCTAGATTTATGATTCTTGAAATTTTTTATTTAGTTGAGGAATGTTTTCTTCTATTGAGTTTGAAATTTTATTCATTAATGCCTTTATATATTCTCTATATAGCATTAATTGTCTTTCTTTATTTCCGGGCTTAACATTTAAAATAATTTGTGTTTTGAAAATACAATTATTTTTAATACAGACCATGTTTGTTTCTGTTATTGTATCACCTATTAAAAATAAATTAGGGTCTAAGAATTTTTTAAGAAGAGACCTTAACTCTGTAATATATCTTTTAGATAAAATTTTCTTTTCTTCTTCGAAATCATTCTTATTATCCGAAAACAATTTAATTGGTATTTCTACATATAAAATCATATATTCAGGATTTTTGTAATCCTCCTCTGTGAATAATTTTATATTTTTATATAAACCAATATCTCCTATTTTGATATCTTGAGCTCCGCCAAATTTTGACTCATTTAATTGCTGTATTCTATTATATATTGAATAAATACCAAAGGTAGAATCTTTAATATTCTCTACCTTTTCTTGTATTAATTTCTTGACAGATTCTTGAATCATCTTTTTTTCTTTACCTTCTTCTAATTTTTTAGATAAAGAAAAGATATACTCAGATTTCTTATTCAATCTCTTTATATCTTTTGATTCTATAATTTGACAAGCTGATTCTTCATCAAAAGTTAAATCTTCTTCTAACTCTTCCTCATTGTCATCCAAGAGATATTTCTTTATTAATTCCTCATCTTCTTTTATAGTAGATAAATCTGTTAATAAAGATTTATTTTTATAATTTACAACATTATCCAAAGACTCATTTATCTTTATTTCTCTTATATCTTTTATGTTAAAAAATTCCAACAAACTTTTTAATTCTTTTTGTGTACTTTGAATGCCAACAGAGAATTCTTTAATAATATCAAGGTTCGCAGTTTTGTTTTTTAGGTTATTATAAATAATAAAAGATTGTGCAAAATTTCTATTTTCTTTAATTTTATTTTTTAATTTTTTTAAACCTTCTAAATCTTTTTCTTTTGTTAATTGTTCCTTAATGGATTCATATACATTATAAAAATTCAATTTCATTTTATTTATTTTAATTTAAATAGTTTTGTTAAATTCTTTTTCCTTTATTTTTTATCCTTTCTAATAAAGGTAATTTTTTCTTTTCTAACCTAATTCTAGGTATTCTCACATTTGGTAAGTCTTTTATTTCACTAACATCTGTATTATTTTCAGATTCATCACTTTCACCTTCTTCTATTTTTTTTATTTTATGAACTATTTTCTTTTCATCAAATTGTTGCTTAATCATTCTCTTAATTTGTTCATCACTAAAATCTAAAACAGATTTTGATGCTTCTGTGAAAGACATTGGGTTTAAACCTTCATTATCTTTATCCCATATCTCTTTAAACAATTCAACTTTAGATTTTAATATATCTAATTGAGCTTGTTTTAAACTTGTATTAGGGTGATACATTTTTATCTCAAAATTCTCTAAATCTTCTTCTGTGTATCCAAGGTGATATAAATGTACAGAAGCAACCTGTACTAATCCTTCAATATATTGTCTCTGAATCTTTTGAGTTGTTCTAGAGAATCTACTATCCTCTGATGCCAGAGTGGCTTTGCCTTGTAATTCCTCATCAAATGTTAACCACGCTTTAGGTATTTTTAAACCAGCAAATAAATCATCTTTTATAATTTTGTAATCTTCTACTTGGTCAAGATTAGAGGCTCCTTCTAATGTTGATACATCTGTTTGAGAATTTTCATCAACAGGCACATATATATTTTCCTCTATACCTATAATTCCTGGCTGATTCGTCAATGAACCTGTTTTGTAATCTACGAGAGGTTGTTTAGTCGTTTCTTTTTGAATATCATTTACCATTCTTTCTGCTTCTTGAGCTTCTAAACCTGTAACATCTATTTTAAATAAATATCTTGATGGAGCTCTCGTGATACGATAGATTATGAGAGCTTCTCTCATTAATACAACTCTTCTCCATGTCTCGACAATTGGCCTTAATGTAGATATGCCATAAGGAAATGTTTCCAAATCTTCGATATTTCTCCAATGAACTATTTGCCAAGGTTCAATTTTTTGACCAAAATAATAATAAGATAAATTTTCTTCTTGATAATTGTATGGATTTATTCTAACATCTCTATTAGGAAGATATATTAATTCTTTTACTCCATTTACTTCATCTGCATCTATGAAACAATATGTATTACCATATTTGCAGGTATTTCTAATATATAAATGTGAATTATAATTTAGTTTAAGAACCTTATAGAATAAATTTTCTAATTCTTTTTTTATTTTTAAATTTGACGATTCTATAGTTAATACATTTCCTTCAAAATTTTCTGAAGTAGCTTCTTCTGAATAAATATCTAAAGCTGCTTTAATAATAGGAAATGTAGAATCCATAACCATATATTCATTATAATTTTGAATATCAGCTTGAGATTGATTTTTATATCTTGCAAGATTTTTTATATTAGACTTAATACCAGATGCTTCTTTTTTATCATTAGCATATTTCAAATTCTTTATACCTGATGTAATCTTACCTGTCTTAGAATCCTTAGAAAATAAATTTGATAAATATATATTTGCTTCTTGTAGTAATGGCATATTTTTAATTATTTTTAATAATCACAAAAGTAATAATTTTATTTTAAATAGTTATATGGCGAACCCTTCCGAATCTACTCTCTTAGAACTAAACTTTAATAATTTAGTTCTTGTAATTAAAGCTGATTGAATTCTTCTTGCTAATGCTGTTTTTACACCATAATATTCTCTCACATATCTTCTAATATAAGAATACATTGTTAGAGTCATTATTAAGTCATCATGTTTGCCAGGTAAATGGTCTCTTCTTCCTTCTCTCCATACCCAAGTTTCTAATTCTTTATAAATTCTCTTACAATTAAGTATGATATCTTCATTGTTAATCATTTCTTCTAAAACATCGCCACCCTGTGTTCTGCTTTGATTAGATTGCCAGTAACCTAATTTAGATTTATGACCATCTTTTTCATTAGGGTCTGATTTTTTTAGTTTCGTTCTATATATTTTTCTATCTGGATAATTTAAATCATTTTTTAATTTTAATAAACAGGCAATACCTGGTCCTTGATATTCTATAACAACTTCACACTCACCATATTCTAAAGCTATTGCTTTTACTAAATAAGCTAAAGAGTCAGGTGAGATATTAGAATCTTTAAAGGTGGCAACAACTTCATTATTGTCTTCATCTATAACGGTTATTGTTGAACTATCAGAGCCATCACCGGTTGCAATATCAACAACAACTAGATATTTTTTAGGAATTTTTATTAATTTACCATCTCTATATTCTTCTATATATTCAATCTCTTTATATACATAATAATTTTTCCACCATAATTCAGTATCTCTATTTATAGAGCCTATTCTCTTAGGTAATATACATTCATCAGATATTTTCTTTAAAACATCTGCGTCTAAAACCTCACCACCTGAACCACTGAAAGAACAGTCTAATTCACAAGCTGTTCTTTCCTTTCCTAATTTTTTAGATTCTGAATCGTACCAAGGGCTTCTTATTTTACCATCCTTTATATAATCATAAGTTTCTCTTGTTTTAAATTTCTTTAAATCATCTGGGTGAGTAGTATCTTGCCATTCATCATTAAACATTTTTAAATAACCGCCTTCTGGATTATTATCATCTTTTATCCATTGATACATACCTTGGTTATATATTGGATGGTCTCTCCAAGATGCATTTAATATTGACCAACCTTTTTCTTCTGCATTTATATATTGGTCAAAGTACCAACCTGATTTTCCTTTCGGAGTTGAAATTGCAATACAAGTTCCTTTACTTCTTGTAATCGCTGGGCCTGCAGATGCCCAAATATCAGACATGGCATTTTTTTTCTGATAATCTATAGATGCAACCTCATCTATAATACAAAGATGAAGTGAATCTCCACGACCTGCTTCTGGAGTATTTCCTTCTGCTTGTATTGTACTTCCATTTTCTAAACCAAAACTTTCTCTTGCATCATGACCTTCTTTATAATTTGGTATTATCCAGGATTGATAATATTCTACACCTCTCTTGTTTACTTTTTTCTCGCCCGACATCTCCCTTGCGTTATCAAGCATTTCTCTAACACCTTTTAGAAACTTTTTTGAAATTTCTTTTCTGTTCGCTATACATTTACAAATTTGTTTATTTTTAGTAATCATCCACCAAACTGTAAATGCTTGACTAAAAGTAGTGAGACCTGTTTGACGAGTCTTCATAGTTAAGTTCAAACGGTTTATAGAAAATTGAACACCTGCATCTTTTTGATAGCTATATAATAAGAAAGGTATTCTCTCACCTTGTTTATTTATATCTGTTATCCAAATATAATTTTCTATAAAATATATTGGGTCTTTACAGATTTTATCAAACTCTATTGCTTGTGCATAAGCTCTATCAAGAGGGCTTTTTATATTTTTTAATTCCTTATTAGAAAGCATACTCATATTAAATAGTTAAAGGGTACATAAAAATTTATATACCCTTTAAATTATAAGTTTTTAGTAGGATTATATTTTAGAAAAATAACTTTCCAAAAGTTTTCTAGATTCTTTTTTTACAGAAATTAAATTAGAGATTGTGCTAACATAATTTTCATTATAATTTTCTTTTTTATATTTTTTCCAACCTTTTTTAACTTTATTAAAAAAAGTTATCTTGCCTTCTTCATCTAATTCTGATGGTGAATTAACTTCATGTTCATCTAGCAAGTTAAAGAAAAAATCTTGAAACGCTTGTTGTTTTTCCGAAAGCTCTCGTTTAGCCATTTTAATTATTTATAAAAATTAAATAGTAATATTATTTAGAATATTTAATAATCTCATCTAACTCTTTTATAAATTTAAATTTTTCGGTTTTAAATTTTTTAAAATTCAATAATTCTTCTAAAAAATCTTTTCCATTAAATTGTAATTTAAAATAATCATACCATTTTTTTGCAGAATGACTTAATTCTTCTTTTTTTATTTTTTTGTTTTCATAAGGGTTTGTAAACTTATCTCTCTTAGGTTTAATATCTTTTGTTTCAACTTGTTCTTTAATAACTTCTATTGGGTTAAAAATTTCAGTTTTCTCTTCAACAATTTCCTCCAATTTAGATTCAGTAACAATATCATCCTTTTTAAAATCTGCTTCTATAGTATTTGAGACAATTTCTTCTGTTTTAAATTCCTCTTGAATTATAATCTCTGAACTCTCTTCGGTAGTTATATTTTCAATTTCATCAATAACTTCCTCTTCTTGTATTTTTTTAAATACCTCTAAAACTTCTGAGGTTTTTACTTCCTCTTTAACAACTTCTTCAATTTCTTTAATAACCTCTTTCTTTACTTTTTCAATAGGTTGTTTAGTTATTGCTTCGGTAACTTCCTTTTTTATTTCTTTTTTATTTTTTGCCATTATATGTAATTTTTATTCCAAAAATCTTTATTAATAAAACGTTTTAATTCATTTTCTAAATCATCTATTTTTACTTCTAACTCTATTAACTTTTCATTTTTTTTATTTTCTCTTATAATAAAAGTAATAATGAAAGCTAATAATAAAATAATAATAAAAATAAGTATTGCATAAATCATAATATTATCCTCTTAAATATGTTTTTTGTTTAGTACCAGAAAAATTTTCGTTCATTGTTTGTTCTGTAGGATACATCACTAATTCTTCTACAAGAGAATCTTCTTTTAGTTTGTTATACATATCTAATGTTATACAAGCTTTTCTTTTTTCTTTATCATATAAATATGTTACATATATCATTCTGCTCTATAAATTTTTATTTCTTGTTCATTAATTAATTCTGTCCTATATAAATATTTTTCATCTGCGCCTTTATAACTCTTATTTTTTATCTGTGATAACAATAAGAGCATCATACAATATAATTTTTTGTTTATAGCTAATTCTGAACCATAGAAAACATAGTAATCACCGAATATATTTTGTATTTGATAAAATAAAGCTACTTTTCCCTCTCCCTTTAAGAAGTTTACAATATAAGTATTTGCATCATGGTCAGTTAAAGTATTTCTTAATGTAGATTCTTTAACCACACATTGATAATATATCAAATAACAATAGTTTGTTTCTTTATCTTTCTTTTTAGAAAAGAAATTTGATATTCTGTTTAATATTTGTATTATTTTATTTTTCATAAGATTTTTAAATCTTTGTTATTTTAAAAAAATAATCACCGTCTTCTTTTGCATAAACAATTTTACAATTATCTTTTAAATATGTACTTAATTTTAATTTTACTATATATAAGCTTTGTTCTAATGTTTTGGCAAATTTATTATTGTCTTTTATATGGCAACCGGGCATATAATTTATAGAATATAAATAATTCCTAAGCCCATCTATATCTTTTATATATTTTTCTAAATGTTCATTTATTTTTATAATCCCAAGGTGATTATAAAAATAGTATTTTGAAATAGTAGAATCTCTAAAAGGATGTCTAGTTATATATTTTTTCATAGAAGCTCTATAATTTAAAAGATATATATCTGGAGTATATTTTACATCTACAGGCTCAAATGAATTTTGTTCTTTAAACTTAAACCAATAATCAACCCCCTTAAATTTATCGTTAAAAAAAGAAGCTTTTTTATATTGTATATTATTTTTCTCACAATATAACTCGAAAACACTTTCGCCTTTTTTTTGAAAATCAGTACTTCTTTGATTATATTTCATACATTATTGTAATAAAAATTTTGACTTCGTATATAACCTCCAGAAAATTAATTTTAATTTCTTATCAAATAAATTAGAAATTTTTATTAAATCTTCTTTTGAGATTTCTTCCTGTAAAGTTATATATTTTTTTTTAGAAATAAAAACATCATTATATAATAAGCCTTCAGATATAAATTTACAATCTTTAGAGTTAATTTCTAAACCCTCAGAATATTTATTCGAATCTTCTATAATTAATAATTTCATTATTTATTTATTAATTGACCTGTTCCATAACCCAATCCAAAACCCACCAATCCTGTGAAAGTAGGTAATAATATATTTTTTGCTTTTTGCCCTTTACTTAAATCTGGTTTAGGTATATATATTTGGTCTGCTCCTATAATAGAAGAATTTGGGTCATCTAAATAATACCTAGCCGTATATCCTTTTTTATCTTCCGTTACAATAGATTTTATTTTCACTTTATAAACATAATTGAAATTAAGTTTTGGATTATTTTGATTAATTAATACCTCGCCAAAATATTTAAAATTCTTATTTTCATCAGTAATAGAATCATTAAATTTGTAAATGCCATCTAAATTATTTTCTGAAATTTCACCATTTAAACTATCTTGTAAATTATAGAGTTCTATTAAATCTGTATATTTAGAATCTTTTGTTTCTAATTCTATTTGCAATGCCGCCACTAATTTTTTTTCTTTTTCTAACTCCTTAATAAATTTATTTGTTTCAGGATTATTGGATTTTATTCCCTCTTCTATAATTTGTTTTGGGTGCATTGTTATCACAGATTTTTGATAAAAAGTATCTGTTTTTGTTTTTACATGAATGATGGAATCATTCATAGCATTAATAGTCTCAATTGTTCTCTTCTGTGCATCTATCTTCTTGCAACTTCTTATAGTAATCATTGATAGAACAAAGATTATTACTGCCAATCCAATTAATAAATATTTTATAACCTTATCTTTTATATCCTGTTTCATAAATTTATTTCTTTAAATCGTCTAATTGTTTTTGAAAACGGTCAACATAAACCTTTAATTGTTTCACATAATCAGACATTTTCTTTTGTGGGTCAAACGGATGTATAGAATTTTGTCTCTTGTTTTGATATTGTGATAATTTTTGTTTTGCTAAATTCAAATCCTTTTCTGCTTGTTCTATCTTAGCATTATTCTTTTCCAAAACAACTTTCTTTCCTGTTTTCTGTTCTATCAATTGTATTACTTCTGATACTTTCATTTTAATCTAATTTATTTATATATTTATTGTATTTTTCTTAATAAAGACATTTTATATGTATTTTTCAATATATTCAGAGTCTGAAAGTATTGGGTGTCCTTGATATGTATATTTATCATTCCATCCGTCCTCTCTTGACCATTTTATCTTCTCGCCTTTTTTGATAACTATTGTTTTCTCATCTCTATATATATATAGAATAACAACTTTCATATCTCTTTTTAATGACATTTAATTTTCTTTTCTTTTTAAATAGTTTTATTTTATAATTGTATCCAGCCCTTCCTTCTCCAACTCTAAATTAAAATCAAAGCAACATTTAAGAGAATCAATATGAGATACAACCAAAATTTTATCATTGTATTTTTTTAATCTATTTAGAAAATTAACAACCAACTCTAAATTTATTGAATCTAATGTACCAAACCCTTCATCTATAATAAATAGATTTAACTTGTTTAATTCACTAATTTGATTAAAAGAATTTTTAAGAGATAAATCAATTAAAAAAGATTCCATACCTGAACATAGTGAAGCGTATTGCTCTTCTCCGGATTCATCATAAAAGAAAACCTCTATCTCATTTTTATCAGATATTTTTAATTCTAAATTAAAATCAAAATCTAATAGTAGTTCTTCTAGAAAATTATTAATAGAATCTACCTTATTATTAATAATAATTGAACGAATTCCTTTTTTGTTCATTCCCTTAACATATAATTCTAGATAAGATACTTTGGTTTCTATATCTATTATTTCATTTTTTATCTTAAGGATTCTATCTTCTTTATCTTTTAATAATAAATTCTTTTTTTCTATCTCTCTCTTAGATAAATCAAAATCTTGTAACTTTTTATTTACTATTTTTAAATCTTGCTCTAATAAATCTATATCATCTTTTAATTTTTGTTTTTTTTCTAAAACACTTTTCTCTAATTTATATCTTCTTACTGAATCTTCTAATAAAATATTTTCTTTTTCATATTTAGATACTAAATTTTGTTTCTCAGATATCTCAGAAATTAAATCGTTTACTTTTTTATAATCATCTTTACTTTTTCTAATCTCAATTTCTTTTGTCTTTATATCCTGTTCTAATTTAGAAATTTCATCAATTAACAAAATAGATTTAGTTTCGTTTTCGGCCTCATTTATATTTTCAAATAATCTCTTGCAAGTTATACATTTGGTATTTTTTAAATTAGATAATTCAGCCTTTAAATCATTTAATTTTTTATATAAATCTTTATCAACTTGAAGATGTATTATCTCATCATACTTCTCATGTTTGTTTTTTAAGACTGAATCAATTTTATTTTTTTCTGTTAATTTTGACTCTACAAGGTTGTTTAATAAAATTATTTGTTCTTTGTTTTTATCGATTTTGCCTTTTGTTGTATTAAAATCAAAATTCTCATATTCTAACTTTATAGAGTAATACTTTTGTTTTAGAATATCTATTTTTGTTACTATATCTTGTTTCTTATCAACTATCTCTTTGTCAATGATAGTTATTGTTAATAAAGATAAATCTTGTATCAAAACACTTAAATCTCGTTCTTCTTCTTTTATTTGTTCCGCCTTGAAACTAATTTGTTGATTATATTTTTTTAAATCAAGATTAGATAATTCATATTTTTGTTCATATACTAATAAGTTTAAAATTTTTGTGAAATAATCAAATCTGCCACTTTGATTTAAATCTAAAAATCTCTTACCATACATTTGAGAATAAAAATTAGAAAGAACTAAATTATCATAATCGACAATATCTTCATTTATTTTCTTTAATGTATCTAATTGCTTCTTCTCTGTTTTATTAATTATATTATCATCTTCTATTTCATAATAATTTACCTTGCTGTCATCATCAAATGAAATAATTTTATCTATCTTATATTTTTTATTATTTGTTTTCAAGATAGTGCTGAGAGTTGCATTTTCTTTGCTGTTTTTATTGATTAAGAATTTTTTCTTCGGAACATTCCTTAATGTATAATTTGTCAAATTAAATAATAAACTATCTAATAAAAAACTCTTGCCGGTTTTATTCTTCGCTGAAATCCCTATTATACCTTCTAAAAATTCAAAATCTATTTTTTGTTTTTTGCCAAAAGGTCCAAAATTAGAAATTTCATGATAATCTAAATCTATTATTTGTGGAATGATTATTTTGTCTTTTATATTATCTGAATATTCTTTATCTAATTCATTTAATAAAATTAAAATATTATCTGGTATTTCTAAATTCTTAAAATACTCATTAAAATAATTTTTATTCTCACTTTTCTTTAAGCTAGCGCCTTCTTTTAAAAATACTTTCTTTTGATTTATATTAAAGACAGTATATTGCTTTAATTCTTTAACTAAATCTTTATAAAGATTTAGTTAAAGAATTAAAGCAATATACTGTCTTTAATATA